CCTAAAATGGATTTTAGTAATAAATTTAAAATAGATCCTTACTTTGAAAAGTCTACCAGTAATGAAATGAAGTTACCTGTTAGAACAAGAGTGCTAGAAGCTGTATTAAGAGGATCTGACGGCATACATATAGGAAATGCACAGGCTATAAATGAACAAGCTCCACAAGTTATTGTTGAAAAATATGCAAGAGGAGAAAAAGAAATACAAAATATTCTCAACGAATTAGGTCTTGGTAATAAGAAAAAAGAATTAACTACTCGTATAACAGGAACTGGAAGTGAATACGATGGTACTTTTCTTAAATTTACTGATGAGTTTAAAAAAGCTGTAGCAGAAAAGGGTATAGATGCATTTAAGCTTGGTGGACCCGTTGAAATAGATAGAATGTTAGCTGAGTTATGAACCTATCCCACCTGTCTGATCAAGAGATAAAAGAAACCCTAGTTCTCAAACAACGCTTACAATTACTAGAAAAGCAAAAAGATTGTCAAGATAGCTTTCTTAACTACGTAGAACATATGTGGCCAGAGTTTATTTGTGGTCGTCATCATAAAATCTTTGCACAAAAGCTAGAAGACGTTGCAAACGGCAAAATTAACCGATTAATCATCAATATGCCACCTAGACACACTAAATCAGAGTTTTGTTCTACCTATTTCCCTGCTTGGATCATGGGTAAGCAACCTAATCGTAAGATTATGCAGACTACTCATACAGGCGAGCTTGCGGTTCGTTTTGGCCGTAAGGTCAGAAACATGATGGATACTGACGAATATAAGCGTATTTTTACAGAAGTAGAACTGCAAGCTGATTCTAAGTCAGCAGGTCGTTGGGAAACTAACAAAGGTGGCGAATACTTCGCTGCTGGTGTCGGAGGTGCTATTACAGGTAGGGGTGCTGATCTTCTTATCATTGATGACCCACATTCAGAACAAGATGCTCTTAGCCCAAGTGCATTAGAATCCTGTTGGGAATGGTACACCTCTGGACCTAGACAGCGTTTACAACCTGGGGGAGCCATTATTTTAGTTATGACAAGGTGGAGCTCTATAGATCTAACTGCAAAGCTTTTAGAGGCACAAAAAGAAGAAGCTGCCGATCAATGGGATATTGTAGAGTTTCCTGCTATATTTCCAGATACTGAAAATGCACTATGGCCCGAGTTTTGGGAGATAGATGAGTTAAACAAAGTTAAAGCTTCTTTGCCAGTACAAAAATGGAATGCTCAGTGGATGCAGAACCCAACTTCTGAAGAAGGATCCATAATTAAACGTGAATGGTGGAATATGTGGGAAGGAGAATCATTGCCACCTGTAAGCTATATTATACAAAGCTACGATACTGCATTTAGTAAAAAAGAGAACGCTGACTACTCGGCTATATCTACATGGGGTATTTTTAGACCAACACCCGATTCACCCGATTGTATTATGTTGCTTGATGCTCAAAAAGGCAGATGGGACTTTCCAGAGCTCAAGCGGATAGCCTATAACGAATATAAGTATTGGGAGCCCGATATGACGTTAATTGAGTCAAAAGCCTCTGGAACTCCGCTTACCCATGAACTTAGACGGCTAGGCATACCTGTTGTCAACTATTCACCTACAAGAGGACACGATAAATCAACCAGGATGCATTCAGTTGCACCTATCTTTGAATCTGAATTAGTTTATGCTCCAGAAAAAAAGTTTGCCGAAGAGATGATTGAAGAGTGTGCAGCTTTTCCCTTTGGTAAAAATGATGATTTATGTGATACTATGACTCAAGCTCTGATGAGATTTAGAGAGGGTGGTTTAGTATCTCTCGATGATGACTATTCAGATCAAGATAAAGCACCAGTTAGAAGGGTATATTATTAATGGCAATAGAAAAAGACATCAACCCAACCGTACTTAACGAAGAAAACCAAGTCCCACTAGGTGATGAAGGTATGGAAGTAGCACTGGCTGCAATCGAAGAAGCTAATATGGAAGACTTTGTTATGCAAGAAGATGGCAGTGCTGTCTTAGAATCTAGTATGCAAGAACAAATAGACACAGGCTTTGATGAAAACTTAGCTGAATCTATGGACGACAATGATCTAGCTAAAATATCCAATCAACTTATGGATGGTATTGAGAAAGACAAATCATCTCGTGAGGATTGGGAAAGAACCTACACAGATGGTCTTAAATACCTAGGTATGAAGTTTGACGATGAAAGGTCTGAACCTTTTGAAGGAGCCTCTGGTGTCATACATCCTTTACTAGGTGAAGCAGTCACTACTTTCCAAGCACAAGCATACAAAGAATTATTACCCTCTGGTGGACCTGTAAAAACACAAGTTATTGGTGCTTACGATAGTGGTGTTGAAGAACAAGCACAAAGAGTTAAAGAGTTTATGAATTATCAGATTACTCATGTTATGGAAGAGTTTGATGAAGAGTTAGATCAGATGCTGTTCTACCTACCTCTTGCAGGATCTGCATTTAAGAAAGTGTATTACGATGAAGCCCTAGGTAGAGCTGTTTCTAAGTTTGTAGCTCCAGAAGACCTAATCGTACCTTACTACACCACAGATCTAGAATCATGTCCTAGAATTACCAATGTTATTAAAATGCCAGAGAATGAAGTTAGAAAACTACAAGCTCTTGGTTTTTACCGTAAAGTAGATATAGATTACGGTGATGATATTGAATCATCCGATGTAAAAGAAGAAATAGACAAGTTATCTGGTATGGAGCCTTCTTATGATGATGGTGAAGTATCTATGCTGTATGAAGTGCATTGTAATTTAGAGCTAGATGGCTTTGAAGATATGGATGACTCTGGAGAAGCAACAGGCGTGAAACTACCTTACATAGTCACTATTGATGTCAATTCTAGTGAAATACTATCTATTCGTAGAAACTTTCTTGAACAAGATCCACTTAAAAATAAAGTTGAATACTTTGTTCACTTCAAGTTCTTACCTGGCCTAGGATTCTACGGCTTTGGTTTAACGCATATGATAGGTGGTTTATCTAAAGCATCTACATCCATACTAAGACAGTTAATTGACGCTGGTACCCTAGCTAATTTACCTGCTGGTTTTAAAACCCGTGGTATAAGAATAAGAGATGAAGATACACCAATCCAACCAGGTGAGTTTAGAGACGTTGACGCTCCTGGCGGATCACTTAGAGAATCTATCCAACCACTACCTTTTAAAGAGCCAAGCGGTACTTTGTTGAACCTTCTAGGTATATTAGTAGACGGTGGTAAAAAGTTTGCATCTATTGCTGAGATTAATACAGGTAAAGGCAATCCTAATGCACCTGTAGGTACAACACTTGCTTTGCTTGAAAGATCTACAAAGGTTTTATCAGCTATACACAAAAGACTGCACAATTCACAGAAAAAAGAATTTAGATTATTAGCTCAAGTATTTAAAGAATACTTACCGCCTGAATATCCGTATGCAATAGCAGGTGGCAACTCTGAGATAAAACTATCAGACTTCGATGATAGGATAGATATATTTCCTATTTCAAACCCAGATATATTTAGTCAATCGCAACGTATTGCTATGGCACAAGAAATGATGGCATTAGTGCAATCTAATCCAGATGTGCATGGGCCAACTGGTATATACGAATCTTACAAAAGAATGTATGCAGCTATAGGCGTTGATAACGTAGAAAAAATACTTACGCCACCACCACCGACTCAACCTAGTCCTATAGAGGCAGGGTTTGAAAACAATAAACTTTTACTAGGTCAACAAGCTCAAGCATTTGGTCAACAGAACCACGATGCTCATATTGCAACACATATGGCTTTATTACAGACACCGCCAGTGCAAATGAACGCACAAGTACAAGCTTTAATACATTCACACATTATGCAACATTTACAAATGAAAGCAGATAGTTTAGCTGAACAACAAATGCCACCAGAGGTGATGCAACAGTTTCAACAAATACAACAACAAGCGCAACAAGCCAATCCCGCAGAAGCACAGCAAATGGTTGCACAAGCTGGTGACTTACTTGCTCAGTTTTCTGCACCTATCATGGCAGAGTTGATTACAGAATACAGTCAGAAAGTTTCTGATCCTAGTGATGAAGATCCGTTAGTAGCCATAAGAAAACAAGAACTTGCACTAAAAGGTCAAGAGCTATCTATGGAACAACAACAGTTCTTACAAGAAGAAAAACGTAAGTCATTAGATGCACAAAGAAGAATTAACGTAGACAAAGAAAGAATAGAATCTATGGAAGATATAGCAGATTTACGTGATGAAACTGCTAGGGCTAGGCTAGAACAGCAAGCACGATTTAAATTATTAGAAATGCAAAATAAAAATTAATCCTTGCAAAATTAAAAATCAACCAACATAATAAAACACATGATTAAAAGAACAGACATAAGTCAACAGAAAACACCCAAAGTATTAAAGAATAAAAACAGCTATAGCAATAAAGGTAGTGCATCTACTAAAACTAAAGCTGGTACTTTTTCAGCTAATACAAAAGCTAAACCAGGTATGGGTAAAGGAAAAGCAAGAGGTATGGGTGCCGCCGAGTTCGGTGGTAAGTTTTCAGGCATTTATTAATGTCGTCAGTTTGGCTTGCTGAAAAGTTTTTAAAAGAACTTGAAGCTAGAAG